GTGCAAGCTCCGGTCGGAGGACAGTGGGTTATTGCTAAGAATGCCGGAAACGGTGGAACTCCAACATTAAAGGCCATTTCCAGCACATTTGATTATCAGGGCGTGCAAGAAAATATTGTGAGTAAGCGAAACACAATTTTGCAGAAAGCATACGTTCCGATTCAGACTGACCCGGGTGGTGGTTCAACTGGCTCAGCTATGAATATGTCTTCTGGATGGAGTGCTGCTGAAAATAGTGCTTGCAAGGAAGAACAGATTTTAAGACGTGGTAAAGCAGAAATTGTTGAGCTTGAAATGATTGCAATTAAGGAAACAGATTTCATTCCTTATAACAGCCCGCTTCGTTCTTTGGAATTTTCGGACATCAAACCGAAATTCATTCGCAATAAAACGTATGATCTTGCTACAAAAGTAAATTCAATGGTTGCAATGATTAAAGCCGGCATAAATGGTCGTGTTGCAATGGAGCAAGTTGATTTGTTTCCAGATGTTGCACAAGCATGGGCTGACAGTAAGAAGACTGTCGAGGCTTTTCAGAAATCATTGATTCAGAAAAGCGAGCCACAGAAAGAAGAGAAACGAGCAATGTCTGATTTGTCTGATCAGACTGAAAACTCTCCGATTCTTGATGGAATGAAGACAGGTGATAAAGATGTTCACGAATCTTAGTTTTGATGAATTGAATATGCTTGTGAAAAATGAGCGTAGCATGCCATTCAAAAAGTATTTCGGAGAAATGAATCTTCCAGAAGAAGAAAAGTCTCAAAGGATTCAAATGGCAGAAGAAATGGAAGTGAATTTCATTGTCACAATGACGCTTCTGTTTACAATGGCTCAAGCGAATAAAATTGATTATGAGCTTATCAGAAAGCAGATTGAAGATTCTTATTTAGAAACGCTTGGAAAATATGCGAGCGTGGATAAACACTTAGAGACATACGTTAAGAGCTTTTCATACGATGTCATAGACAGCACGAAAAAGCATAAGAATGAGTCTTATTACTATTCACTGGATAGAGCAAGGTTCATGGCTGAAAATGAAGTGAACACGGCAATAAACCACGCTAGATATATGGAAGCTGTGAATGGTGGAAAGACAATGAAGCGGTGGGAATCAATTATTGATGAAGCTACAAGGAAAGACCATAGGGAAATAAATGGAAAGTATATTCCAATTGGACAGGCTTTCCATGTTGGAGATTCATGGATGATGTTTCCAAAAGACACATCATTAGGTGCATCTGCGAATCAGATTGTGAATTGCCGTTGTATAGTAATTTATTTTTAGAAATTACAGCTACAGCGCATAGCTGTTTTTCATACATGGCACAGAGAAGTGCCTTATCAAACGCGAAAGACAGAGAAGTCTATAATCGCGAAATGTAACTGATGAGAGAGAACTCTAAACGCGAAGAAAGGAACGTGTAAATTATGGAAGATAACAAAAACCTTGAAGTACAGGGACAGCAGAATCAGGATCCGGATAATACTCCGGAAGAGAAAGAGCCTACTGTAGAAGAACTGATGGCACAGTTAGCGCAGGAAAGAGCCAACAGCGCAAAATTGCAGAATGACTACAACAAAGCATCTACTGAAGCGGCAAACTACAGAAAACAACTTAAGGCTAAACAGACTGCCGAAGAGCAGGAGGAAGAGGCTAAACGAGAGGCAGAAGAGGAACATAAGAAATATGTTAAGGGACTCGAGGACACAATCAAGAGGACTAATGCGACTAATCGTTACCTTGCATTTGGAATGTCCCCTGAAATGGCTAAAGATACTGCCGAAGCAGAGCTCGCAGGAGACATGGAAAAAGTCACTGAACTCATGGGAAAGCATAATGCTGAGAAGATTAAAGCAGCGGAAGCCGAATGGTTAAAGAGTAGACCGCCAGTAAACGCCGGACAGGGCGAAGGAGAAGAAACCGATTTATTCCTAAAAGGTTTTAATGGTTAATCTTCCTAGTATATACCGGGCACATAAAGATGTGTTCGCTGATTTCAAAAAGTTAGAAAAGGAGAATTGAAATGGCTGTTAATTACGCTGAGAAGTATTCACAGATCGTGGATGAAAGATTTAAAGTTGGTGCACTCACATCTGCACTTGTAAACTACGCATATGACTGGGTTGGAGTTTCCACAGTAAAGGTATTTTCTGTACCGACTGCAACAATGGGAGACTACAAAACAGACGGAGCTAACAGATACGGAACACCAGCAGAGCTTGAGAATGAAGTTCAGGAGATGGTTCTTTCCAAAGACAGAGCCTTCACATTCACAATCGATAAGAAGAGTGAAGATGACACAATGGGAACAATGGCTGCGGCTGCGGCGCTGAGACGTCAGATTGACGAGGTTATTATTCCTGAGATTGATACATACCGTATCTCTAAACTGGTTGCCGGAGCTGACGTTTCACACGTTGTAAAAGACGTTGCTGTAACAAAAGCAAATGCTTATGAGAAATTCCTTGCTGTACAGGAGATTCTTGACAATGCAAAAGTTCCGACAGGTGGAAGAGTTTGTATCGTAACTCCGGGTTACTACAATATGCTGAAACTTGACGAAGCATTCACAAAGAAAGGCGATATGGCTACAAAGCTTTCTATCACTGGACTTGTTGGTGAGGTTGACGGAGTTAATATCATTAAGGCACCAGCTTCTTACTTCCCTGAGAAAACAAACTTTGTAATCACTAATCCAGTGGTTATGCCGTCACCAATAAAACTTGCTGAGTACAAGATTCATGAGGACGCACCTGGTATCTCTGGTAGCCTTGTAGAAGGTCGTGTACGTTACGATGCATTTGTTCTTAATCAGAAGAAAGATGCTATCGGTGTATGCCAGAATCCTGAAGGCTAGGAGTGATCGAAATGTTTACATTCGAAAAAGATGGCGTGAGAATGAGTGTGGAGTCTGATATTCAGGCTTCCGCATTTCTCTCTTGCGGTTGGAAACGTGTTGAAGAAACTGTAAAAAAGGCACAGGCAACAGAGTCTAAGCCAAAAACAGTGAGACAGACAAAGAAATAGGTGTTTGAGGATGGACAAGTTGATTGAAGAGATATATGAGGATTTAAAAACTGAATTGGGTATATCGGAAGAATCTGATTTATCCATTCTGAGATCGAAGGTGAAAAATGCCTATAGAGAAGTTAAGAGGAAACGGAATTATCCAGATGATTACAGCGAACAAGCTATAACCAGAGATATTGAGAAATATTTTCCCAATATACGGAAATTAGCTTTGTATGATTATAACCAAATTGGCGTTGAGGGTGAAATATCCCATAGCGATAATACTGGAACCCGTACATGGGATTCTAGAGAAAAGTGTCTTGAAGGAGTTGTTGCTATATGCACAGTGATTTAAGAAAGGTTTAGGTGATCCGATTATCTCCCGTCTACTGGGTTAAGTGGAAAGAAGATTGTGCGTGACCATATTGTTAAATGGTCGCAGGGATGCGTGCGCAATAAAGGTGGAGGGATAGCGCATTGAGAAACTTAAAGAAAAACACAAAGAAATTATGGTATTCAAATTACAGCGGGAAAATTCCAATATTGGATGAAAACGGAGATAAGACAGGTGACTACGAAAGTGGTTACACTGTTCCGATTTCATTTTTGGCTACATTATCAGCTAGTAGAGGAAATGCATATGCTGATATGTTCGGAACGAATATTGATTACACAAGAACGCTGTCGACAGTAGAGAAGCTTCCAATTAGAGAGGAATCTCTTATCTGGGTAAACGAACCAGCAATGAATCCAGATGGTACAGTAGATAGTGAGTCAGCTGACTATTCTGTGACTGGTATTGCAGAGGGTCTAGTTGGAGTCGTTATTGCCTTGAAAGCGAGGAAGAAAAATGCGTAAGTACACAACTGGATTATCAGCAAGCGGTTTTAGGTCATTGGCAAAAGAAATCCGTAAGTACAGAAATGGCTTGCAAGAGAAATGTGAAGAGTTTGCGTATAGGATGGCAGAAGAGGGCATTGCAATCGCACAGTTAAAAATAGCAGATAAAGACGCAATTTACACAGGAGAATTGTTAAGTAGTATGAATCTTGAGCAAGGAGACATTATTTACAATGGAGCATCTTTTTGTATTTATACTGCATGTCCTTGGGCTGCTTTTGTTGAATTTGGTACTGGTGTGAAAGGTGATAAGAATCCACATCCAGATACTTCAATTGCTAATTGGGAGTATGATGCAAACAATCATGGCGAGCAAGGATGGTATTATTTTAAGGATGGTAAATTGCACTGGACAAATGGTATGCCTTCTCGTCCATTCATGTATGAAACAGCGCAGTATTTAAAAAATATGGAAGTGATTTCACGAATTGCAAAGGAGGTGTTTTGCAATGATTGATGCATCTAATAGAGTGTTGAGTAATATTGAAACATATGTGTCTAATAAGCATAAGTCAGTGTCAAGTTGTTCAAGTAAAACACCAACAGCGTTTCCGGCAATATCTGTTGTTCAGATAGATAACGCGGATGAATGTATGGACTTAGAAAATAGCGAAAATGCTGTAAAGTCTGTAATTGAAATTCAGTGCTATTCAAATAAGAATATCACGGAAGCGAAGAATATCATAAATCATTGTTGTGATGCTATGCGGGAGATGGGATATCGGCGTTCATACGGACCGAAGCCTATCGGAAACGCAGAAGACGCAAATATATACAGAACGGTGGCGAGATTTAATCGTCTTGTTTCATCCGTTAATGATATAGCAAAATTTTAAATTTACACCGGATACCGATAAGGGTGGTATTCGCTGACCGCATTAGTTAGCGGTAGAAAGGAAGAGAAAATGGCTGCAGAAGAAGTAAAAGCATTAAGTACCATAAATACAGTGTTAAAGGCAGGAGATACAGGAGCTGCTCTTGAAAAATTATGTAAGATTAAGTCTTATCCAGATTTGGGCGGTACTCCTGAGAAAATTACAGTAACTGATCTTGAGGATGAAGATGAAGCATCTGTTCCGGGGGTTCGTGCTGCTGACGACATGGAGTTTACAGCAAACTACACATCGAAGGCTTATAAGGCTGTAAAAGCAAAAGAAGGTAAGAAGCAGGTATTTGAATTGAATTTTGGAGTTGATGGAGCAGACGGACAGTTCTCTTGGACTGGTTATCTTAGCGTGAAAGTTAGCGGCGGTGAAGTTAATGGTTCTCGTGATATGGTAATTTCTATCACAAGAGATTCTAAGATTACTGATGAAGCTGCGTCAAAAGCCTTTCCTGCAGTATAGTCCTTTGGAAGATAATGAAGGAAACTGCATATTAGATGTAGAAGGCTATCAGATTTTATTGAAAAATTATTAAAAATAGGAAGAAGGACGAGTCACTTCGGTGGCTCGTTTTTATGTCTTTTTCGGAGGAATAACAAAATGGTGAAAGTCAAAATTAATAACAAAACATACAACGTAGGAGAATTGGAGTTTAAAGATTATTCGCATATCGAAGAGCAGGGATTTTCGATTGTAGATGCATTTGCAAAAAATCAGTACATGTTAATCGCTATGGGGTTTACATGTGTTGTGCTTAATTGCGATAGAGAACGTGCAGAAGAGGTTATTCAGCAACATGTTCTTGGCGGTGGAAATGTAATGGATATCACAGCAGCATTTGCTAAAGCGGTAACAGAATCAAATTTTTTCCAAAAGATGCTCGGAAGGACAGAAGAGGAAGAGCCGGAGACAGTAGAAGAGGAACATCCAAAAACACAGAAGAAAACAGGCGGTCGTCAGACTCAGACAAAATAATTATTACAAGCTACACGGATTTCATTTATGAATACTGGATACCTATTGCTGCTTATTGCGGAGTGAGTATTTCAGATTTTTGGACGATGTCTCCGAGAACACTTCTTATTTATAAGGAAGCAAAGGAGAAAGAATATCAAGAAAGAAGTCGTGTGGCTGATTTATCAGCGTGGATGGATGGTGCGTATGTTCTTAAAGCTATTGGATGCGTGTTGAGTAAGGATGCGAAATATCCAGAAAAACCTATTTTCTTTAGTGAGGAGAGTGAACTTTCCGAGGAAGAAATTGAAGAAGTAATTAATGAGAATACAAAAATTGCTGCTATTAATTTTGCATCATGGGCAAAAGTGGCAAATGAAAAAGGCAGGTGAGAACAGTGGAAAACGAAGTTGATAGACTAGAGATAGTTGTTGAATCAGAATCCAGTAAAGCGATTCGGTCAATGACTTCATTGGAGAAGAAAGTAAACAATGTTGCAGATGCTTTGGAACGTTGTATGCTTATCGCACAAGGGGCAGTCTCCTTAAAAGGAGTCAACATGGACAAACTGTTCTCTGGTGCTGCAATGGAAAAATCAGCAAAGATGACTGGTAAAAAACTTGCCGATGATCTTATTAAGAATTTCAACTTAAACCTTTCTGGGAAAGATGTTGAGAATCAAGTAAGAAGTCTTACAAGAAAAATTTCCAAAGGTTTTGCAGAGAATGGTGGAAAAGCGTACAAGGGAGCATCTAATGATGTTGAAGAGCTTGGTAAAATCATTGCAAAAAATGGAATGATTGCGAAATCCACATCTGATGATTATCAAAATCTGTATAACTGGATGAGAAAAGCTGGGAAAATAAGAGTCTCGCCGGAAGTCGCAAAATCACTTGGTGATGATTACAAACAGCGTACTCCTGTAATGAAACAAAAGTTATCTACGAAAAGTGGAATTGAACTTGACTCTATGTATCAAGAGTTGCGAGAGCAGTTTCCTAGCATACTCAAAGATGCATACAGCGTAGAAGATGAATTTTACAACCTTGAGAACGCATTAAGAGAATTCTACAAGACAAGCAACTCATTCTACAAACCAGAATGGATGGAGAAAGACGCTTACGAGTCAGTTATTGATGGGGTTGAAGATATTTCCAATGCTATAAAAAATGCTAAGAAAGAAGTTGGAGATTTCACTGAGTCACTCAGAGGAATTGAAGATACTGGAAAATCTTTTTCAGAACTTCTTGGAGCTGGGATGGACACATCAGGACTTGAACGTGCGTGTGGACTGGCAAGAGAGGTTGTAAGAGGACAGCGTTCAGAGGGACAGAAAAAAACTCGTTCGGATTTAAAATATCCAGTGCAACCATTTGCTGAAATCAATAGAAAATTCAAAGACTCAACGCTTGAGACTGATTTTTCAAAGATGAGCAGGAATGAGCTTGAAACTGAAATTGCCAAAAACGAAAGAGCTTATTTGAGAGTAAAGCAAGCAATCAACAATATGATTACTTTGGAAGGTACTGACGAGCTTGGCGGTAAAGGCTGGTATACAAAAATCATGCAGATGAACCAGTACGAGAACGCAATTGATAGTGCTACAGAGGCTTATGGAAGATTAAATGCGATATCTGGAACAGAAACAAAATCCCCATCGTTAAGGTCGTTTTCCGCAATAGATGGATATGTGGAAAAAGCACGAAAAAGTATTGGTGAGATAATTCCACCAACATTTGATTCGGAAGAAGAATTGATTTCTCACATACGCAATCTTGAGCAAGAGTATGAAGATTTATACGCAGTTGCAAGAAGAGCTGTAAGCGAGATTGATTTTGGAGAAGCTATACGAGGACTGGCTGAAATTGAAAGTGAACTTGATTCAGCTAGGACAGAATTGTCTCATTTTGGAAAAGAGCCGAAAAAAGACATTCCGGCTGGCAAGAAAATTGATGTTGGAAATATAAAAGAACTTTTCGACACAACGTTTGGAGATGGTGCTGCTGATTTAGCAAGAGACCTTGCAGAAGCAGGAGCCGGAGCATCAGAAGTAGCTAGAAAACTGAATGAACTGAATACAGAGTTCAGTAATAGGAAAGTTGTTACATATGAAGCTCAGATAAAAAATCTTAAAAATACGCTTTCAGAATTGGCTTCGCAAGGCTTTTCAGAGGGTGATCCAGAATACGATTATGTTGTAAAAAAAATTGCTGTAGCAGAAGAAGCATTAAAAAGATACAAGAAATCAATGCGTGAAGCAGCTAAAGTTGAACTCGATTCGGAGGAAATTGACGATACGGCAGAGGCATTAAAAAGAGCATCGAATCAAGCAGGAAGATTTAAAAGACTGATGAACGGAATTAGTGGTGCTGGGAACAAAATTAATTCTGTTGCGAAATCTTTTAAGGAAGTATCTAAAACAATAAAAAACGCAAAAGATATGGGGAATAAGGCACTTCATCCATTCAAAACGCTTAAAGGCTTATTGGGTTCTGAAAGTGGAAAAAGATGGATGCCGTTCGGAAGAATGATAGGCTCATCTATTATGTTCTCCACTGTTTTTGGAGTTATCAGTCAGATTAAGCAGGCAATCAAGGAAGGTTCGGACAACCTTGTGCAGTATAGTTCTGAATACAACAAAAGTATTTCTGGAATGGTTTCATCCTTGCTGTATCTGAAAAATGCTTGGGCTGTCGCGTTTGCACCAATCGTTAATGTGGTAGGACCATATATTTCAGCATTTATTGATATGGTGTCTAGTGCCTTAAATGCAGTTGGATATTTCATGGCTGCGCTTACTGGAAAAGGCTACGTTGTGCAAGCTAAAAAGGCTTGGAAGAATTACGGAGCGTCAATCGGAGATTCGTCAAAGAATTTGGACAGTGCCAATGCTTCTGCGAAGAAGCTGCAAAGAACAATTCTTGGATTTGATGAATTGCATGTATTGAACGATAATGATTCAAATTCTGGAAGTGGTTCTGGAAATGGTGGCTCTGGATGTTATACCGGGCCATCACCAGCAGATATGTTTGAAACAATAGAAGTTTCAGGCCCAATGAAAGATTTAGCTGGCAAGTTCAAAGAAGCTATAAAAAATTCCGATTTTACTGAAATCGGAGAGATGCTTGGAAATAAGCTCAAATCGGCTATGGAAAGCATTGATTGGAATAGTATTTACCAGAAAGCTAACAACTTCGGAAAAGATTTGGCTACATTTCTCAATGGATTGATTTCACCGGAACTCTTTTATGATTTAGGAGCAACACTTGCCGGTGCTATCAATACTGCATTACACACCGTAAACTCATTTGCAATCAACTTTGATTGGAGTGAATTTGGAAGGTCACTTGCAAGTAGTATTAAAGGGTTCCTTGAGAATTGGGATGCTGGATTGACTGCTGAAACCTTTAGTAATTTCGGGAAAGGATTGTTAGAGGGGATTACTGGATTCATATCTGGGCTTTCAAATGATAAAACGTTTGAAACAATCGGGCAGAAGTTGATTGATTTTATTTGCGGTATTGATTGGTTCGGGCTTGCATGGGATTTGTCCGACTTTTTCAAATCATTAACAAATGCGTTAATGGATTTTCCATCTGATTTTGCTAAAGGTGTTGCGCAAGGAATTGTTGATAAAATCTTTGGTGAAAAAAAGGTGAAAATACCAGAAATTAAATGGTTGGACAGTCTTCAAGAGAAGATTGCAAAAATGTCATTAAGGAAAATACCTTTGTTCGATGTTATTTTTGATTTAGATGATTTCAAAGAAAATATCGAGGCGATAGTTACTTTTGTTTCCGATATGAAAACTAAGGTTGAAGAGGTATTAGCACCACTGGCTAACTTCTTTTCATCAATATTTAACCTTGCCAGAGAAAACACACAATCACCATTTGCAGGGATTGGAGATTGGTTCTCGGATAGAAAAACAGACATACAGAATGGATTGAGTGGGATTGGTGAATGGATTGGATCTAAATTTTCATCTGGAAGAAAGAGCACAAATAACTCGTTTTCTGATATAGGAACATGGTTTGGCAAGAAAAAATCCGACATTCAAACCAACTTGAAAGATGTTGGCTCTTGGATTGGAAGCAAATTTCAGACTGGTAGAACGAATGTTAATAAGGCTTTTAGTGACATTGGGTCATGGTTCACCAATAGAAAGACGGAAATCCAGAACGGAACAAAAGACATTGATACATGGATGAACACGAAGTATACAACAGCTCGTAAAAATGTCAATGCTGCGTTTTCAGATGTAGGTAATTGGTTTGGAAGTCGTAAGAGTGATATTCAAACCAACATGGACAGCATCAATACATGGTTTAACACAAAATATCAGTCTGCTAGAGGATATGTCAATAGTGCGTTCAGTAGCGTTGGTGGATGGTTTGGAAGTCGCAAGGGTGACATTCAGGCCAACATGGATTCAATTAGTACATGGTTCAATACAAAGTACCAAAGTGCGAGAGGATATGTAAACTCTGCTTTTAGCAATATTGGAAGTTGGTTTGGTAGCAGAAAAACAGAGATTCAAAACAATATGTCCTCTATTTCTGGTTGGTTCAGAGATACTTTTCGGAATGCGTATAATGCTATTACTGGGATTTTCAACAATATCGGTTCATATTTCAGTCGTATTGGTGGAAATATCAAATCACCTATAAGAAACGCCTTGAATGGTGTTATTAACGGTGTAAACTGGGTTCTAAGCAAACTTGGTTCTGGAACGAGATATGCTCATGTGAATTTTGCTACTGGTACCG